CCAAGGGTCTGTAATAACTTTACAGCGTCAGGGCTTGATGGAGTAATGACACTTGCTGGTGCTAGTATTGGATTGACAGTATCGGGCAGTCTTACGTTTCAAGCCACAAACTTTTCTGCAACATATACGGGCGCAACTACATTTAACGCTACGACAACAGGTAAAACTGTAACAACCAATGGCGTTGGATTTGGTGCGTCGGTTACGTTTGATGGCGTTGGTGGTGGTTGGACTCTTGGTAGTGCTTTAAATAGCGGAACAATTACAGTTACAAATGGAACATTTGATACTTCATCATCTGGAAATTATGCTGTAACAGCCTCTGCTTTATCTTCCAGCAATTCAAACATAAGAACAATAAATTTAAATGCTTCTACTGTTAGTACATCAGGCAGTAGTTTTGTTACGTTTACCACATCAACTAATCTTACATTTAATGCAGGAACATCAACAATAAATGGTTCTAATTCTTTTGCCAGTTTTGGTGGTGGCGGTTTAACTTTTTACAACGTATCTTTTACAGCTACTGTAATACTCGGAGCATCAATAAATGGCACAAATACATTTAATAACTTAACTATAACTGGTCAGACTTCTCCTGGTCTTGCTCAATATTCCATCAGCGCAAACCAAACAATCAACGGCACATTTACAGTAAATGCAGGTATTGCTTCTGCATACCGCATAGCAGTTTTCTCTAATACCTTTAACACTCCACGCACACTAACCTGTGCGGCAGTATCTTTAACTGATGTTGATTTTAGAGATATAACTATTGCAGGTGCGGCATCCCCTGCTACTGGAACAAGAATTGGAGATGGCAAAGGCAATAGCGGAATAACTTTTACTACGGCTAAAACTGTTTACTATCGTCAAACAGGTTCTGCTAATTGGGCGGCTACAGGTTCAGGCTCTTGGTCTGCCACGTCAGGTGGTGCATTAGATGCAACTATGTTTCCATTACCACAAGATACTGCTGTATTCCCTGCGGCTACATATCCCGCATCAGGTTCAACAACAACAGTCAACGGCTCATTGTGGTTTGGCACAATAAATATGTCATTGAGAACGTCAAACACCATGACGTTGGCAAATTCAAGTAATGCAATATCAATTTTTGGTAATTGGATTAATGGTACTGGGATTACATTGTCTGGTACTGGCCTTCTTAATTTTGCAGGGCACACAACACAAACTATTACAAGTGCTAGCATACCATTTACTCAGCCTATTACGATTAACAGTCCTAGCGGTTCAGTTACTTTACAAGATGCTTTGACAACAGGCACAACAGTAGCAACAACGTTATCCAACGGAACATTAGATTTAAATGGTCAAACATTAACTGTTGGAACTTCTTTTACAACCGCCACAGGCACAAAGAATCTTACGTTTAATGGTGGAACATTAATCTGCCCAGCCGCCACAACAACTGCATTTAACAACGCTGTTCCCACAGGGTTTACAACAACCGCAGGAACTGGCACAGGCGCAATCTCCATGACTGCCGCAACTGCCAAGACGTTTGTTGGTGGTGGGTCTACGTTTAACTGCACACTTAACCAAGGTGGTGCTGGTGCTTTGACCATTACAGGGTCAAACACATTCAGCAACATTACCAATACAGTTCAGCCAGCGTCAATCCTATTTACCGCTGGAACAACAAGCACATTTACCAATTTCAGCCTGTCAGGAACTGCTGGAAACTTGATAACCATTGGCTCAGTCACTGCGGCAAGCCACACACTATCAAAGGCAAGCGGTACTGTAAGCGCAGACTATCTGTCAATCAGCAGATCAACAGCCACAGGCGGGGCTAGTTGGTATGCAGGGGCAAACTCCACAAACGGGGGCAATAACTCTGGGTGGGTGTTTACTGCACCTCCTAGCGGTAGTAACAGCAACTTTTTGATGTTCTTTTAAGGAAACTTGTGACTCCTGACCTACAAAAGTATTATGAAGATCGTTTCTCAATGATGGGAAGTGATGGGTGGAAAGACTTGGTGGAAGATATTGACACCATGATCTCATCATTGAATAATATATCTGTTATCCTTGACGAACAAAGCCTACAATTCAAAAAAGGCGAACTTTCTATACTTACTTGGCTGAAAACCTTGAAAGAGGCAAGCGAGAGAGCATACGAGGAACTCAATGAAAAGAATGTTTGATTTTGCCTGTGCAAACGGGCATAAAACCGAAAGACTGACTGATTATGAGTCGATCAGTTTTAGGTGTGAATGTGGTGAAACAGCCAACCGCATTCTTTCTGCTCCTAACTTCAAGTTAGAAGGGTGGTCTGGTTCTTTTCCATCAGAGCATGGAAGGTTCGAGAAAAAACACCTAGATCAATTGAAGTGGGAGCAAAAGCACAACTCACAAGCATAAACGCCGAGTTGATTCTCCTACAACCGAAAACGGCAGGAAAAGGGAAAATATGTTGATTGATAACGAACCTGAGATGAAGAGTGAGTTAGAAGCTGAAGAATCCAAGCTGTCTGACACCATTGCGCCAGCAAGCCAAGGACTCCCTGACAAGTACAGGGACAAAAGTCTGGAAGACATTGTTCGGATGCACCAAGAAGCTGAGAAGCTAATTGGCAAGCAAGCGCAAGAGGTGGGAGAGGTAAGGAAGTTGGCAGATGAACTCATTAAGCAAAACCTCAGTTCAAAGCAACAACCTATTAAAGAAGAGGAGCCTGAAGTAGATTTCTTTGAGAATCCACAGAAGGCAGTTCAGAAGACTATTGATAATCATCCTGATGTTCTCGCCGCCCGTCAAGCGGGTGTGGATTTCAAAAGGATGCAGATTCAGCAAAAGCTAACGCAAGATCATCCTGACTACAGTCAGATTGTGAATGACCAAGATTTTGCGAATTGGGTGAAATCCTCGCCTATTCGCATGGGTCTATATGCAAGAGCAGATGGTGAGTTCGATTATGATAGTGCCAATGAGTTGCTGTCTACTTACAAAGAATTGCGTGGCGTAAAACATAAGCAGACTGAACAAGCGGGTGAAACCGCCAGGAAGCAAAATATGAAGGCCGCACAAGTTGATGTTGGTGGAACTGGTGAGAGTTCAAAGAGGATATACAGACGGGCTGACCTGATTCGGCTGAAGATGACAGAACCTGACAGATACGATGCTTTGAGTGGTGAAATCATGCAAGCATACGCAGATGGACGGGTTAAGTAACTTAACTTTCGTTTCTTAGGAGAAACAACATGGCAACAGCATTTTCCCCCAGTGGCTCAGTCACTACCACGACAGCAGACAAATTCATCCCCGAAATTTGGAGTGATGAGATTATTGCTGCTTACAAGAAAAACTTGGTTCTTGCTAACCTTGTTATGAAGATGAACTTTAAGGGCAAGAAGGGCGATACGATTCATATCCCCGCACCTACCCGTGGTTCAGCTTCTGCCAAGGCCGCAGAAACAGCAGTCACTTTGATTGCCGCTACTGAGTCTGAAGTAACTGTGTCTATCAACAAGCATTACGAGTATTCTCGTTTGATTGAAGATATTGTCGAGGCTCAAGCCTTGAACAGCTTGCGTAACTTCTACACCTCTGATGCTGGTTACTCCCTGGCTAAACAAGTCGATACCGACTTGGTTCAGTTGGGTCGTTCTACCAATGGTGGTGCTGGTACTAATGCTTACGCAACTGGTGCGTTCATTGGTGGTGATGGTACTTCTGCTTATGTTGCCGCAAGCAACAATGAGTCAGCACTGACCGATGCCGCCATTCGCCGCACTATTCAGCGTTTGGATGACACCGATACCCCAATGGATCAGCGTTTCTTCTTGATTCCTCCATCAAGTCGCAACACCCTGATGGGTTTGGCTCGTTACACTGAGCAAGCCTTTGTGGGCGGTACTAACAGTACCATTCGCACTGGTGAGATTGGTAACTTGTACGGCATCCCTGTGTTTGTCTCAAGCAATTGTGACACTGCATCAGGTTCTGCTGCTGCACGGGTTTGTATCATGGGTCACCGTGATGCAGTAGTTTTGGTTGAGCAAATCGCTGTTCGTTCACAAGTTCAGTACAAACAAGAGTATTTGGCTACTCTGTTTACCTCTGATACCTTGTATGGCGTTCAGATTCTGCGTTCAGCCGCAAGCGTAAGTGCAGCCAAATCTGCATCTATGTTTGCACTTTTGGTTCCCGCCTAATTGCAGTTGCGCCCCCTGCCCTAGTGGTGGGGGGACTTTTTTAACCTAATTAGGAGAAATCAAAATGGCTGCTGCTACCGCTGTTGTTTCCACAAGGGACAACGAAACTTTCCGTGGGCTTTTTAGCGACACTTGGTCTGTTGTTGCAACGCTTGATGCTGGTTCTTTGGCTGATGGTGCGGGTGAAACCGAAACTGTTGCCGTTCCTGGCGTGGCGTTGGGCGATATGGTCTTGGGTTGTTCTTTTGCCGTGGATGAAGTTGGCATGAGCGTTACTGCTTATGTCTCTGCTGCAAATGTTATTAGTATTCGTGTTCAAAACGAATCTGGTAGCACTGTAGACTTGGCATCTTGCAAGATTCGTCTTGTAGCTGCTCGTCTGGTGTGAGGATTGGGGGGCTAGTCCCCCCTTTCTTATTTAGGGGTTTCAATGGCTACTTTTCGTTGTCTTCAGTCTGGTAACACAGTGAGTTTTACCTTGCAACATGACATTGACTCAATGAAGGGTCATCAGGGTTATGTGAGGATTGATGAACAAGAAGTGTCTGACATTCCTGATGAAGTGAGGAAAGATACTCCCTTCATGCCGCCAGTTGTACGGCGCATGGGTCGCCCAAGGAAAGTTGCAAATGTCTGATATAGACGCTAGAGATTTTGGAAGGCTGGAGGCTCAAGTTGAGGCTCTCCAGACAGAAGTTCACTCTTTAAGCAAAGATGTGAAGGCTTTGCTTGAGTTGGCAAACAAGGGTAAAGGTGGATTTTGGATGGGAATGACCATTGCCTCTGCGGTAGGTGGCGTTCTGACATTCATTGGAGAGAGGTTGTTCAAATGAAAGGCTTGCTCTCAGGGGTGTCGTGCCCTATTGCCACTCAAGATGTATCTGTTAACTTGAAGAACAGAAACAACGCATTCAAGAAGTTTGGTTATGGCCCACCCAACCCTGATGAAGCAAACGATGCTTTCTGGTTGAAAAAGGCCAAGATGTATAACGCTCCTACCTCTGCCATTAAGGGCATGAGATGTGGGAACT